ACGGGATGCCTGCTCTGTTTTGGCTCTGGTCTGTGACCCGAGAACCGTGGTGCGTACAGGACCGTCCGCTGGCAGCAGTTCATTGAACGCCTGCGCTTGGAACTGGACCGCTGCTTCTGCCAAAAGCGGGTGTGTTACCCCGGTTGCGCCCCGAAAAGGCTCTGTTCGTTCTTCATAGTTGAAGCCAAGCAGTTCAAGGCCCTTGGAATACGCATCTTCCCAATCCTGTCGGGATGCTTTGTTAGATCGATACTGGTCAGTAAGCTCGTTTGATACCTGTGCTAGAACAGAATCCGGCAAAAACTCCGCCAGATTGTCATAAAAATCATCTTCACGGTCCCTGCTACGCATCGGATCGAAGTCTACCGAGGCACCACCATCTTCTTCTTGGATGATTTCTATGCCCTCAATGTCCGTGATCCGTGACATCTCGTTGGGCAAAGCCTCTACCTCGACCGCCTCTACATCCTCGTCTGACAACAGACCGCCTTCGCGGTCCATCAGAGATACTTGGGGTGTGTCACCGTTTGCCATCTATGCTGT